GGTTTGGAAAATGCTTTGCTTAAAATCGTGGCTAAAAATAAACTAACGATAAGACCGAAACTTGATTATTGTTTAATCGTTGGTTATTTATCAAACTTACTTTTTGAAGATATGATGACACACAATAGAGAAGATGTGAGAAATTATATCGCAACTGAAATTGTCCCTAAACTAATGAGCCAATTCAATCTTAATAAAGATGAGATGAAAGAGTTTGCCCAAAAGTTTAGAGAGGCAACTAATCACTAACCATTAATATTATATCCTGTCTATATTTTAGGCAGGATATATTCCTTTATTCACACATAGATTGCACACTTGCTAGGCAGTTGCCTAAAAAATAGGCAATTTGCCCGGGTGCGCTCGCTACGCTCGCGTCAGGGGTCGCAGGCAGCGCTACGCGCTCTGCTCCCGGCAGTCGCACCTACCCCATAGCTATACCCATACCCATACCCATACCTTTAGGGTACCTGTAAACTCTGAACCGCATAGCCACTTGACACCGTCGACCGACCCCCTTAAATCTAAAAAGGTACCGAATAATTTCCGCTTTAGGGTATAATCGACAAATACAAAGAGGGTGTAAAAGATTCTAAAAATGATATATATTAGTATATATAAAAACCCAGATACATGGGAAACGTTTGTAATATCGAAGGAGGACTTCGAATTAGTAGAAGACGAACTAGGTAAACACGAACGTACTAAATGGTATATAAAAACAGATACAGATGATACAAGACCTATACAAAGACTTGACCACAAGCGATCTAAAGAAGATCCTAAAGAACTATATCGATGTATTCGACCAGGAAGCAAAAAATGATTTTTTAATGTTTGTAAAGCGTATGTGGCCTGATTTTATTGATGGGGCCCACCATAAACGTGTAGCAGAAAAATTTAACGATATAGCACATGGGCGTACTAAACGTCTAATTGTTAATATGCCACCAAGACACACTAAATCTGAATTTGCATCTTTTCTATTTCCAGCATGGCTCATTGGCCGTAATCCAAAATTAAAGATTATACAAACAACGCATAATTCCGAACTAGCCATGCGATTTGGTAGAAAAGTCAGAAATCTTATGGACACACCTGATTATAAAAATGTTTTTGTAGATGCTGCACTGCACCCTGATTCTAAAGCCGCTGGTCGATGGGACACGAATAAAGGGGGTGAATACTTTGCCGCTGGTGTTGGTAGTGCAATAACAGGTCGTGGTGCTGATTTATTAATCATTGATGATCCCCACTCGGAACAAGATGCATTGTCAGAAAATGCATTTGACAACGCCTATGAATGGTATACTTCTGGTCCACGTCAAAGATTACAACCAGGAGGATCTATTGTGATAGTTATGACACGTTGGTCAGAAAAGGATTTAACCGGTAAATTAATGAAAGCGCAAACAGAACCAAAAGCAGATAAATGGGATGTTATAGAATTTCCAGCTATAATGCCTTCAGGTAAACCGGTATGGCCTGAGTATTGGAGTTTAAAAGAATTAGAAGCGGTTAAAGCATCTGTTGCTACAAGTAAGTGGAATGCACAATACATGCAACAACCAACTTCAGAAGAAGGTTCCATAATTAAACGAGAATGGTGGAATGTATGGGAAAAAAAGGAACTACCGCCTTTAGATTATATTATTCAAAGCTATGACACAGCTTACAGTAAAAAAGAAACTGCCGATTACTCAGCAATCACAACGTGGGGAGTATTTAAACCAGATGAGGTAACTCCTAATATAATTCTCTTAGACGCGGTTCGTGGGCGATGGGACTTTCCTACTCTGAAAAAACAAGCGTTCAACGAGTATGAATACTGGGATCCTGAAATGATCATTGTCGAGGCGAAAGCATCAGGAATGCCTTTAACAGAGGAAATGCGAAGAGCAGGTATACCTGTTGTTAATTTTATTCCGTCTAAAGGAAATGATAAACACACAAGAGTAAATTCTGTTGCACCTTTGTTTGAATCTGGTGTAGTATGGGCCCCTGATAAAAAATTTGCAGAAGAAGTAGTAGAAGAGTGTGCTGCTTTTCCTTTTGGAGAACACGACGATTATGTCGATAGCACGACACAAGCATTAATGAGATTTAGACAAGGCGGTTTCATACCGCTTCGAGATGATGACGAGGATCCTGAAAAAGAACCCTTGAAAAAAGAATATTATTAATCTACTATGGGAAGGAGCAATAAAGCTAAATGGCCAGCAGGGGAAAAACCTAAGCCAGAGGATTTCTGGAGAAGGCTTGTGGTTAACGGAGAAATCAAAAAAGTTAAACCAGTTCTTTTTGTGAGAACTAAATCAAAAAATTTTACTTCTCGCAGATACATGGCTGGTACAATCGAGGGACGATTAGTCCTAGATTCACGGACCATGGACCCTGCACCATATAAAGGAATAGGAACCAACATACCATGCAAAATACAAAAAGAATCGTAGGCGCAGCCGGACGCAGGTTTGATACTGACATAGGAGTAACCCAAGAAGAATCCGAAGCAATGCTTTCTTCTTTGCCTAAACTACCAAAGGCATCGGATATTGCTAAAGGAATAGCAAAGTTTGGTTTATATGTTGCACCTATAACAGGGGAATATTACGCGGCTAAAGACTATAAAGAATATTCAAAAAAATATGTTGATGCTCTTGAAAGATATAGAGAGATACAAAACGAAAATGAAGAAAAATCCATGGTGCACCAAGCTGGATTTAGAAGTAAACTTATAAAGGGCGGAATTGATCGCTTTGGAAAAAAAAAACCAAGGGCGCATCAAGCTGGAATGTTTACAGGCTCTGGACCAGTTGTTGGTAATTTTCTCATGTCCGCTCTTGCTTCTGCAGGAATGATACCTGTTTTTGGATATGGACCTAGACTTGTAAAGGCCGGAATTGCTAGTTTAAGAAGTGCTGCAAAAGGAGTAGCTAAAGAGTTTAAACCAAAGATGGTAGAAACAGAAGTTGTAAAAGTAGTAGAACCAACACGGAAAGAACAAAATTTTTATGGGAGTGAAATAAGAGAAAGCAGTTATAAAGACACCAAAAGAGGAGACTATACGCGTGATTCCCATCATTCATATTTCTTTAAAGGACAAGAAATTCCAGTCGAACAATACAAAAATATTCCAGATCAATTTAAACCACAAGTATCTGAGCCTTATAAAATAACAGTTAAAGAAAATCCTTATTTTCCACATACAGACATAAGTGATATTAAAGCAGCTAATCGATCAAAAGAGCATGAAGATATATTAAGGGATTTTAGGGGAGGGGAGCAAGAGATCCCTACTGATTTTACAAACAAGACTTCAAAACTTATGGTAGACCAAATGGGTATAAGAAATGTAGGAGACTTAAAACCTGCTTTATATTCTAAACTTTATCATACATTAGAAACAAATCCTAAGATTCCACATGAAGGCCCTGCTAAAGAATGGGCAGTAATAAAGGATGGAAAACTAACAGATGGTTATTTAGCAAACCAAGATATAAAGAATGCTGAATTTGGAGATACAGGTGTACTGGATTATCTTTCTAAAATACAAAAAGAAAATCCAAATGCAATAGTTAGTAAGGAAAGATTATTACGTTTGGTAGAAGAATCGCCAATGGCTAATGTAAACTTAGTTGTTCATAAAGATCGTTTGCAACCAAATACTATGAAAGTATGGAAACGACTTATGGAAGGAACAAGAACGCACCGAGCATGGATGAAAAATAAAAAATCTGGAGTTCCTTATAGAACCCGTATAAAACCAGATGAAACTGAAATAGTTGAATCAAAATTTTTTGCTTCATTAGATAAAAGTCTACGAACTGCTGGTTTACCTGCAGATATTGATCAGTACCATAGTTCTGTTAGTGGAATAGGAAAGGACGTCACTTATGCTTCGGCTGTTGAAAAGAACAATAGCTGGAGAGAACTTGTACAACTAAAGTTAGAAAGTCAGCTACGAGAACACAATATGTCATACAAACATTACAAGGACCCACTTAAAACTATCAAAGACATTGACATAGAAACAAAACAAGGTTTTGAGCAATTAACTGGAGATCTTGAATTTTTAAGACCTTTTGCTGAAGATGTACATAAAGCTTGGATTACTGAAATGCACCCTTCCTTAATTACTAGAACCCCTAAATACTACGGGGAAAAAACATATAATTATGATGGAGCTACCGAATACACAGAATTTATACTAACAGGACCAAGAATGTTAGGACAAAAAGTAAACACGAAGCAACATACCTTTTCGGAAACGGAAGAATATTTCAATAGTATATGGCATCTGCGCGGGGGATTACATACTACCATGGTAGATGGATCTCCTAAAAAAGTTTTTGTTATTTCAGAACACCAAGCGGATGAAATACAAAAACTAGCAAGATCCGAGGTTAGAAAAGGAAAGGCAATGCAAGAATATAAAGGAGTAGATATAAACGAAGTTAGACAAAAAAAACAAAAATATCTTGAGGCAGAAGCAGTGGAGGATGAAGCAAAATATATTATAGAAAGAGACGGAGACGCCGCTTCAACAGAAGATTTTAATAAATGGGAAAAAGCACGGGATTTAAAAATTAAAGCATACAACGAATATCGAGCTCTCACTAATGTAGAAAAGAAAAAAGCGGAGGGATTTATACCAGGAAGAGAAGTAGAAGACACAACTGGATTCATGCCTTTTGGAAAAGGAGATCAATCAACAAGTACCAGAAGTGCTATTAGATATATTGCTCGCTACGCGCGTGAGCGAGGAGACATTGACTATGTAGCTATTAGTCCTGGCCAATTTCATGCAGGAGGCGCGAAACCAGGAATGTTTACACATTATGGAGATTCAAAAGGTAAAATAGGAGAGGCTGACGGAACAATACTAGAAAATTTTATGGAGAAATCAAGAGCGGGTGAAATAACTGCAGACGAAGCTAGAAAAAGAGCAGACGAAATGATTAAAAAAACAGCCAGAATGCCCGCTGAATTAGAGCAATTAGCTAAAGAAGCAGGAACTACTACTAAAACAATAAGCGTGCATCATTCGCACCCTGTTAAAAACAAAGCGGGTAATTATGTAGAACCTTCTTATGTTGTAAGACACTATAAAAGTAAAAACCCTATAAAATATTTTGATTCTAAACAAGACGCAGAAAAATGGGTAGAAAATAATTATGGATTTTTAAAAGGTAAAAGAATGGGAGAAACAACAGGAGAGCCAGACGAGTTAGTCAATTATGCAACAGACATCATAGAAATATCATCCGATGTTAAGAAAGGTAAAAATGATATGTTTGCAATTGAAATAAAAGGTGATAAATTAAAAGAACCTGTATCTGCGTATAAAGAAGGCGGATTAGTAATGTTATATCAAGCAAGGGAGTTTTATAAATAATGGCCAAGAAAGACGACGAAAAAAACATACAAATTAATCAAGTAGAATCTCAGTTAACTGGCGAAGAACCAGAAGAAGCGCCCCAAGAAGAAGCTGTCGAAATTGAAATAGCTGATGAAGAAGCACCAATTGAAGAAGAAAGAGTAGAAGAAAGTCATTCTGACAACCTAGCAGAAAACATGGATGAAAGGGATTTATCAGCTCTTAGTTCTGATTGCATTGGAGAATACACTGAAGATAAAAACTCCAGATCTGAGTGGGCTAAAACGTATAGAGAAAATTTAGATCTACTTGGATTTAAATACGAAGAAAGAACAAAACCATTTCAAGGCGCAAGCGGCGTGGTCCATCCAGTATTAGCCGAGGCCCAAACACAATTTCAAGCGCAAGCATACAAAGAATTACTTCCAGCAGATGGTCCTGTTAGAACCAAGACAATTGGAAGAAGAACAAAAGAAAAAGTTGCGCAAGCGAGCCGAGTTAAAGATTTTATGAATTATCAGATAACCGATGTAATGGATGAATATGATTCTGATGTAGATCAAATGCTGTTTTATTTACCCCTTGCAGGATCTGCCTTTAAAAAAATATATTATGACGAAGGATTGGAAAGAGCAGTATCAAAATTTGTTCCAGCAGAAGATTTAGTAATTCCTTATCTTGCAACAGATTTAGAATCTGCTGAAAGAGTTACACATGTAATTAAAATGCCGGATAATGATCTTCGTAAAAAACAGGTTCGAGGTTTTTACCGCGACGTTGAAGTTAATCCATCCTTAGAAGAACAAGATGACATTAAAGAAAAAACAAGAGATTTAGAAGGAACAAGTGAGACTGCTAACAATGAAGAAATAACTTTACTAGAGTTCCATGTAAATTTGGATTTAGCTGGATATGAAGATACAGATGAAGAAGGCAACACTACTGGTATTAAACTTCCATATATAGTGACTATAGCTGAAAACAATGGAAAGGTACTTGCTATTCGTCGTAACTGGAGTGAGGATGATCCTAAAAAAGTCAAAAGACAATATTTTGTTCATTTTAAATTCTTACCTGGTCTAGGATTTTATGGCTTTGGTTTAACCCATATGATTGGTGGATTAAGTCGCGCAGCAACATCTGCTCTTAGACAATTGATTGACGCAGGTACTTTATCTAATTTACCAGCTGGATTTAGAACAAAAGGAATTAGAGTAAAAGATGATGACGAACCATTGCAACCGGGAGAGTTTAGAGATGTAGACGCACCTGGTGGTGATTTAAGGGCCTCTTTTCAAATGCTTCCTTACAAAGAACCAAGTGCAATATTATTTCAATTATTAGGTTTCTGCGTACAAGCAGGACAGCGTTTTGCAGCTATTGCAGACATACAGGTAGGAGATTCAAATCAACAAGCACCTGTTGGAACAACAGTAGCATTATTGGAACGTGGATCTCGTGTTATGTCCGCTATCCATAAAAGACTGCACTATGCACAAAAATTAGAATTTAAATTATTAGCGAAAGTATTTACAGAATATCTACCAGAAGAATATCCTTATGAAATAACTGGTGGAGAAAGAACAATTAAACAAGCTGATTTTGATTCAAGAGTAGATATACTTCCTGTATCAGATCCTAACATATTCTCTATGTCGCAAAGAATATCACTAGCGCAAACACAACTTGAACTAGCTAAGACAGAACCAGGAATTCATAATGTAAGAGAAGCATACCGCAGAATGTATGAAGCAATCGGTACAAAAGACATTGAAGAAATACTGAAGGAAGAACCAGAAGCAGAACCAAAAGATCCAGCAATAGAATATGCGGATGCTTTGGATGGAAGAGAAATTATTGCGTTTCCTGGTCAAAACCATGATGCACATATTTATGCTCATTTATTACAAGGAGCTTCTCCTATTGTGGCACAGTTACCTCAACTAGCGATCGCATTACAAAAACACGTTATGCAGCATATTTCATTAAAGGCCGATGAAAATGCTCAAAATATAGAGGATCCAAATCAAAAGGAATTTCAAAAAGCATTGTTTATATCTCAATATACAAAAGACATGAAAGAATTAGGTGCACAGTTAGCAGGATCCGATCAACCAGATCCGTTAGTGGCATTAAAGGATAAAGAAATAAATGTTAAACAACAAGATTTAGCGGCTAAACAACAACAAGGACAACAAAAGATTAATTTAGATAAAGTAAAAATAGGTAAAAAGGAGGAATCTGATAAAGCTAAAATAGAGTCTAACGAAGACATAGCAGAACTACGAGGAAGAATTGCTAGAGAAAAGATAAAACAGACAGCAAAAAGTAGTGGACAAAAGAAGTAGTTTAGTGCAATATTAGAATATTCTCGGGAAGGAATCATGGTAAAAAAATATTTATATAGAAAGGCATACGAATACGTTAGAAAAATTAATCGAATGTCTAAAGAAAAACAAAAAGGATTCAAAGCTTTTAAAAGTGAAGGTAAACAGTATGATCTAACTGATGTATTCAAAGGCAAAAACATTAAAAACCCAAAGACATTTTTAAAGGAACGTAAAAAGTTAATTGAAAAAATGACAGGAGGAAAGAAAGGTAGAGCCGAAAGAAAACAAGAACTATATGACGAATGGGTAGAAGATAATGTTCGTAAACATGGAGGAGATCCAGGTGATATTCCAGAATTTAGTAGAGGTGGAAAAGTATTAGAAGGAATAAGAAAAGCAGCGGAATTAAAAAAGAAAATGGTTAAAGCAAGAGAAGAAACTTTAAGAAAAAGCCCAAAAGGTTCAAGGATTAGAAAAATAATAAAACAATTTGAAGAGCACAGAAAATTAAAAAAATACGGTAAAGGTGGAAGAGTAAAAAGAGGTCTGAAACTTTTAGGATGGGACGAAAAAGCACAGAAATTCATAGATCGAAGCCCTGGAGAAATAAAAAAAGGAGTAGAA